ACTAATGAAGTGCATGTTGCGGCATGTAAAATTTTATTTAAACTTTTTGAAGAACATCCTTATGGTCTTCCAGATAAGATGATCATAGAAAATGATTTACTCGAAAAAGTAAAAGACAAATCTGATTCTGTAAGAATGTATTACAAATCAGAACTGGAATGTTTGTATGAGTTCTTTATTCCAAACCAAGCTTCTAGAGATATACTTTACAACAAACTGGTAAACTTTTCTAAGATTCAAAGTCTTAGGATAGCAATGGAAGAATCTCAAAGAGATTTAAAGAAAAACCCTGATTCTGAAGAAATGTGGTCTAAAGTTTACGAAAGATTTCGTAATTGTATGCTTGTTTCTAAGAATTTTGATGCAGGATTTCAGTATTTCACCCAAATAGATCAGTTTTTTAGTGAATTAGTCAAAGACGAAGAAAGAGTTGATAAATTTACATCAGGATTTTTGTCTATTGATTTTGAAATATCAGGTGGTGGACCAAGACGTGGTGAAATTTATGCTTTTATTGCTCTTCCCGGTGTTGGTAAATCTCTTGCTTTGGTCAAAGCCGCTGTTGAAAATGTAAACAGAGGATTCAAAGTTGCCTTCGTATCTGTCGAAATGGATTGGGTTTCCATTTCAAAAAGGTTTACTTCAGCTTATGCTGGAATGCCTTTTAATAAACTTATCAATCAAAAAGAAGAAATTAAAAGTATACTTGAATACAAAAGCATGGAATACGAAGACAAAAACAGATTGATTGTAAAACAATTTCCTGCCGGAAGTATTGATGTTAACGATATACGGGCTTATCTGAATCAATTAGAATTGTATGGATTTTCTCCAGATGTTTTGATTGTTGATTATCCCGGTGAAATGAAAGATACTCCCGGAGTTCCTGTTTGGGAATCTAAGTATAGAATTATTAGAGACTTAAGAGGTTTAGCTTGCGAAAAGAAAATGCTTGTTTTTACAGCAATGCAGCCAAATAAATCTGCTTCTGATCTTTCAGCTTCTGAATTTATTGAGGAGGGTAACATTGGTGCATCATTTGATATGTTTAAGCCTCTTGACGGTTTGTGGTCTATTAACAGAACTACCGATGAGGCTAACGCTCAAGTTGGTAGAATTTTCGTTATCAAAAGTAGAAATGGTAAATCAAGATACCATTTCCCTGTAGAATACAATCAAGATATGCTTACTATTTCAGAAATTGATTTTGATAAGTATAAAACAAAAATGCACAATAAAGCTCAACAAGACGCAAATACTTATAGCATAACAACTGATACGACTAATATTTCTCATATTGATCCACCTAAAAAGGGCAAGAAGAAACAACAAAATCCTTCAAATCCTATTGACTAGGTTTTGATTTATGTTTATGGTTTAAACTAAGGGGGTGCGGCATGGTTGAAAAAATTGGTTTGGGTGACAAGGAATGGACAATTGATTCTCGTGATCTTAATTTTACTGATGCAACACTTAATGCATTTTTTGAAAAAGTTGGCGCAATTATTGACTATGTAGGTGCTGGTCACGCCTTGGCAATGAAATTACATTCAATTGCTGAACTTGAATATAAGAAGAAATATATTGATAAGTTCAAAGATTTGAAAGATCAAGGAAAATCTGACAAAACAGCAGAGCTTTCTGCCGAAGGCGATCCAGAATCAATTGATTTGAAAAGACAAATAATTGAAGCAAAATATAACAAAGATAGACTTTATGCTCATTTGTCTGCTTTGAATGCAGCTAGAGAAGACGGTCACAATAGAGGGCATTTTTTACGCAAGGAAATGGATAAGCTCAACATGGACATTGCTGAGAGATAAAATGTTTAACATTGAGTTTGTTCGTAAGTATATGATTACTGCCAAATTGTTTGGCGAGCTTAAAAATCCATGCTACTCCAGAAAAATTGGAGTAGTTATTGTTAATGATCGTTTGACAAAAGTCATTAGTATGGGATATAACGGTCCTCCAAGAAATGCGCCTCATTGCGATAGTCCAGAACATCTTAAAACAATTTTTCTTCCTCAGCTTACAGAAGAAGATAAATGCAAAATAGACCCTAATTTCGATGAAGAAGAATTTATTAAAAATCATGCTTATGAAAAGCAATGTCCAAGAAAAATTCTTGGATGTAAATCTGGCGAAAGGCTTGAACTATGTTCTTGTGCTCACGCTGAAGCAAATGCTATAGTCAATGCATCTGCTGATTTAAATGGATCGCATATGTTTGCATGGTGTACTTTGCCATGTATTGAGTGTACAAAATTAATTATAAATTCTGGAATTAGAAAATTGTTTTGCTTATCTAATAAAGATAAAGACTATTCTATTGGCAGCAGGTTTCTTTTTGAAAAATGCAGCGTCGATATAGTCGAGCTTGATGAAAAAACCATTTTAGAACACTAGGTTAATATATGTTTGAAGTAGAATTTAAATATTATAAGCAAAAAGAAGATCTAGATTACAACAAAGAGGAGCCGTTTGTTTTCAGAAACAAATTTGGCAAAATCGATGAAGATTATCCAAAAGAAAAATTAGCTAAATATATCCTTACGCAATTAGCTCGTCGTGATATTTTTATATACGATCTAGAAATTTATGAATTCACAAAAAAGAAAGTAAATTTTAAACTTGGTAAAAATGGTTTTTTGATTGCTGGAATCAAGTTTAATAATTCTGATTTAGCTGAAGATTGTAATCTTGAAAATGATGTTCCAACAGAACCTCAAGCTATTCCAAAAATACAACAACCTGCACCACAGCCACAAAACAAATTTATTAACTTAGCCAATAAGTTTGGTGATTTGAAAAATAGAAAAATAATGCGAAAAGTAGCATTTGTTCCGCCATTAAGGATGGATAAATCAAAATTCCCTTATAAGTTCACATTAAACAAAATATATCCTGTTTATTCTGAAAGATATAATAATAATGGTATTGGTATGTTTATTACTACAACAGATGATAACAATGATGTTTTAGAAGTTATTGATGAATATTTTGTTCCAGCAAACACATCGCTTGAGTATGAGAATGAAATGGATGCGGGTAAGCGTGGTAATAATGATTTGTTGAATTGGCAAGGAGACAGATCAACAGGACCGATGATTAATTTGAGAGGAAAGTAATGAATCAGCGGGAAAAAGATCAAAAAAAGAAAGCTAGAGCGATTGCATCAAGAAAGAAAGTGCTTGCTCGTAGATTGGAAATTAGAAAAACAAGAAAAGAAGAAATTACATTAGAAAAAGAATTTGAATCTAGGGAATCTAAATATTTAAGCAGAGAAGAGATTACCCAACAATTGGAGCATAATCTCAAAATTCTTGAGCAGTATGAAAAATTATTAGCAGAGCAAGACAAGTCGCTTGACAATAGTTCTTTGCCTGATAATAATAGCAGTACACCTATGGTGTGAACCTTTGGGGACAGGTAAAGTCCTTAGCAGTGTGGTGTGTAATACACCCAGAAAGGCAGTTGGTTATGGCAGATTACGAGTTAGACACCCTTGATATTAACGAAATTGGCAGAGAAGCTAATCGTCTTAACAAGGAACAGACAGCAACAAACGACAATTATGTCAGGATGCCGGAAAAAGATGGATTTGTTTTGATCCGCATTCTTCCAAAGCTTAAAGGCAAACCATTTTTTCATGCGGTAAGAATTCATCGGCTTGGTGAATATCCAAACGCTAAAACAATTTTTTGCACAAGAGAATTGATCAAAACTCCCAAAGGCGAGTTTTGGAAAGCATCTAGCCCAGATCGTGAATGCCCAATTTGCAGAGAATATAATGCAATGTGGGAGAAGTCTAAAAAGATGCCTCCTTCACAAGCAAAAGTTATTCAGGAGCAAGCTCGATCAATTAAGCCTGTTGAACGGTATTACTACAATGCCATTGTTCGATCTCAGCTTAATGGCAAAACCAATCAAATTGAAAACAATGTTGGACCCAAGATTTTCTCTTGTGGTAAGACTTTGCACAATATCATTTGTGTTTCAATTTATGGCAATGAAACTACCGGCAAACGCAAACTAGGTGACGTTGCTAGTCCTGTTAACGGCAGAGATTTTAAGGTTGTTAAGGTGGTTCGTGGTGCCAATGGTTATCCAAACTACGATCAATCTTTCTTCGAAGATCCTTCACCTCTTGGAACGAAGGAACAAATCAACAATTGGCTTTCATCTTATCAAGATCTGGAATCGATCCCAGTTTATCTGACGATTCAACAGATCGAGGAGGCGATTCATTCGTTTCTTTCGGGAGATGAACCCGTTGCACAAGTTGCAGCAGAGGCACCAAAGAAAGCAGTATCGAAAAATGCTGCGCCAAAGGTTGAAGAAGGCTTGTTAGATGACGTTGAAGGTTTGATTGACTCTGATATCGAAGCACAGCTTGGTAATATTGGGTTTGGAAAGAGGTAAATTTTAATAAATTTTTCAATCTAACAGGGAGCCTAAAAAGGCTCCCTGTTTTTTTATTTATTACACTCTATTAGTTTGAGTCAAATTGTTCTGCATGGAGTTTAGCATGGCTCGTCAAAAGAAAGATTCAGCTTCCCTTGATAATTTATTCACCGATATCGCAAGCGCAACTGGCGCAGAGCTAGTATCCGAACTTGATCAAGCTCGATATTTTATAGATACAGGCAATTTTGCCATCAATTATTGCTGCTCTGGCAAGTTTTATGGTGGTGGCATCCCCGGTGGCAGATTGTCTGAAATTTATGGTCCATCAGCATCAAGCAAAAGCCTTATTGGTGCAAACATTCTTGCTGGTATGCAAAGAATGGGTGGCATTGGAGTCATTCTTGACACTGAAAACGCTATCAATGGTGAATTCATTCAGAATGCAACTAAGTGTGATATAAGCAAGTTGCTAAGATACACTCCTGAAACATTAGAAGATTGTTTTAGCACGATGTATCGTGTCATTAATTATATTCGCAAAGTGAAGAAAATAGAAGTTCCAGTTTGCATTGTCTATGATTCTATTTCTGTTTCACCAAGTGCTAGAGAATTCAGGGAAACAAAATTGCCTGAAGGATATAGCAAGGCTGATTTTAAACGTATTGTTGGTGGGAACGAACAGCCCGGAGAACGTGCAAAGATTTGTTCTAAAGAATTAAGAAAACTTAACACTGAAATGGAGCAGAATGATGTTACAGTGGTGGTACTCAATCAGATCCGTGATAAAATTGGTGTTCTTTACGGTAATCCCGAAACTACTGCTGGAGGGGGACAAGGATTGCCATTTTACGCTTCGTTAAGAATGCGTAGTCAAACTCA